AAGAAACTGCCAATCTTCAAAGAATCGCGCACCTTCACTGGCAGAGATGGGCGAACATATCGTTCCGATCCTATCGCCTCTACATTCTTTGCGCGGTTCAACCCGCACAACTATAATCAACAGCCTGCAGAAACATACACATACACTGACGCAGGCTATAAAAGACACGGACGAATTTGATAACGCATGGCGGGCGCTAAAAGCGTCCGCCTATGCAATCAATCAAAAATACTTCCTTAAGAGTTACATCCAGGGGACAACCAGCAATGCAGATCACCTCTATTCAACGGCTCTTAATCCTAAGTAAACTTAGCCAACATCAAGTCATGGTCGCGGCATTTATGAAAGTGCTTTCAGATCGCGACAAACCAATGACGCAACAACAACTAACATACCTTCTCACAACGGTCTCAAACACTCTTGACATTGTGCTTAATCCTCCATAAACCCGCTAAATGGCAGTATTCCCTGCCCCAAAGCGGAAAATGGAGAAGCACAAATGGCAAAACAACCACTTAGTAAAGACGATGTTGAAGTCATCGTCTCAGCCCTAAAAACACAAGAAGCGTCGCTTCGCAGGGCTATTAACACCAATAAATTTCCGGCTGCCACGCCCGCTTACGAGGCGGCTCTTAGGCAGCTCGGAATCACATTCACCAAAATCACACAATCGGAGTAACGGAAGGGAGGGAGCCAACGGGCTTGCGCAAGCAAGAAGCCCGTTGACTTCCTCCCGGACTGCTCCGATAAATCCAAGGCGCGAGCTGCACCCCTAGACGGGCGAAGCCCGGCGCGGGGTGCATCGAGCCCCAACAATTCTAACCAAAGGAACCACAATGAAAGCCAATCTCTCATATGAAACCGCACTAGCCACACTCAAAGTCATCGACCAATACGCCGCAGCGGATTTCGATACGCTCGGCATCTCACAACAAGACTTTGAACTCGTAAGCGACAGGACGGTGTGGCTCCGACCGCATCTTCCTATCGTCATGCGGACCCTCAACGCACTTATCTTCGGAACTCTCGAAGTACAAGGCATTAGCAAAATCGTAGTCCCATCGGAATATGTAGCAGCAATCGTCGCAAGCTTCGTCGCGCCATCAAATCGCATGCTTGCATGCACCTGGCTCGCACAAGAACGGCAAACTGGTGTCGGCGCAATTGAACTCAGCGCCCGCGCTCAAGCTACGGCAGAAGTCGGCAAAACGTCAGGTGATCAGCTCTTCGCCCTCGTACTCCAACTCTCTAACCATGACGCGGCATCCGAAGCCCGCAGAAACTTCCGCTACCGCCTCGGACTCGCGCAAGAGCAGGCAGAAAAGGCTGCACTCCAATGAGAAAGACGACAGGACGCCCACGCGTCAAGAAAGCCAAGCGAATCTTTTATCGCGGAGGACGAAACATCTAATGGATAGGGAAAAGCGCAAACAATTCTACCGGACTATGCGCGACGCTATTAACGGACTGATCCCGCAATTGATCATTGCCGCTATGGCACTCTTTGGCTTCACACAAAGCATCTGAAAGGGCGGCGGCGAAAGCCGCCGCTATTACATGGATAATCGCAATAAATACGATCTCTCCCACCTATCGCACCGCGCCCTCCATATTGGGCGCATTCAAACTCTTACGGTAATCCCTGTCGAAGCAGGAGCGAGCCTCGAACTGTCGATCGATGGCATCGCCCGGCTCGCCCCTACGAGGAAGGAAATCGTCTCGGAATGCCAGGTGGATATCGTGGCGTTCCACGTCCCGCATCGCATCATCTACGGACAAACATGGATCGACTTTATCAATGAAGGCATGGACGAAGATAAAACATTCACCGGCATTTCAGTCAGCGCGGCGTACCGAGACGCGGACTACCTCTGCCTCCCCATCACCGGCGCAACAGTCAACCGGACCCTCGTGGAAGGAATGAATCGCATCTATCATAACTACTTTGCAGTCCCATCATTCTCTGTCGGGCCAAATCACAACGGAGCACTAACCACCTATGACTGGTTCCCAACCACCGAAACCGGCGCAGCAAACTGCCGCAAATTCGGACTGCTCTCGGCCCGTCTCCCCCACGTACTCAACGGAGCTAACCAACAATATGACGCAACAACCGGGTGGGAAGCTCAGGGCCTTGAGGTCGAAGATATCACCCTCGTCAACGATAACACAGTTGCCATCTCCGGCGGAGAATTCACAATACAATCGCTCGCGCAAGTGCAAGCACTGTACGAGACTGAGGCGTCACGCGCATGGTTCGGACACTTCTATCAGGATATCATGGCCGAGAACTGGGGCTCGAAACTGTCGGGGGATGTGGACCCACGAAATCTTATGCCCGAAATGCTGGGACGCTCTACGTCCATGATGTCAGGCCGCGATATCGACGGTACGGACGACGCCACGCTCGGGACCTTTCAGGGCAAAACGCTAGAACGCATAAGCTTCAATATGCCCCGAAAACACTTCGCGGAACACGGCTTCGTCTTCGTCGTAGCATTGATGCGCTATCCACTCGTCAACACACGCGAAGTACACCCATTGCTCAAAAACGTAAATCCGTCCTATCTCGAAATCGCAGGGGATCCAAAACAGCTGGCCGTTCAGCCGCCTATTATCTGGAACGGCGATGCGTGGCTAAAAGACGCGTCAGGTTATATGCCGGTAAGCAATGACAGTGTGCGAGAACCGTACGGACAATGGTATCGCTTTCAAAATAATGTGGTCCATTCAAACTTCGAAAGCATCCCCGGCTATCCGTTCTCGCAATACGGAACAGCGTCGTTGCAAGACTTCCTCTATCACTCGGACGAAGAATTTCGTCCAACGTTCCAAACACAACAAATTGGGCAAGCGCAAATGCATTGCCAGATACGCTGCAGCAAATACAGCCGTGTCCCTGGCGTCAAAGCAAGCATCTTCGCAGGAGTGAACTAACATGTTCAGACCAAATCGCATCGGCAATCCCAATATCTACGCGGACGATACGCTAACCAACACAAGCAACTTCACTATTTCGTCGAACGCTCTCATTGACGACGACGTCCCGTTCAACGTCATCAACGCTACGCCCGGACTAGACTTCACCAGGTCGGCCTTCACGTGGTCTCACGCGGGCGTCGCTATTACTGCGGCGCACAAGTTCGCATTCGGGCAACAATTTACAGTAACGGCGCCGCTGCAAGGAAACGTTAGGGGTGTAGAAGTGCAAGCGGGGCTAATAATCCGGTGCCCAAGCTCCGTAACGGCGGTCCCATTCCTCTCGCGCCTCCATCAAGGCGCAGCGGGAGCGTTCCTCGGCGGCAGCGTCACAAATAATGACCCAGTGATACTCGGCGACGCATACGTCGGCGAATATGGAAAGGACGACCTCCGGAATCTAGCGCTGCATTACAAAACCGAGTGCGTGATAAGCGGGACAGCAACTACATTACCCGGAACGTACATACACGGCTTCCTATTCTACCAGACGGCAGCCGCAGGCTTCACGCTAACTTCGATGCGCGGTTCCTACGCCGTCAGGCAGCTCAACGACCAGGAAAACATCAGCTACGCGGACACCCGGAGGTAACAATGGGCTTTCTGGAGAATCTCTCGTCAGCCGTAAACATAGGGGGCGATATCGCCTCCATGGCAAAACTACTCGGGCTCGGAAAGGATCGCCCATCATGGCGCGACATGCAATTCATGATGGACGCAAACGAAAGGCTCGCGCCGCGAGACATCGCACTACAAGGACAATATTTAGAAGGCCTGGCCCCCGCGCAAGCGGGGGCCTATAACACGTATCAGGATGCGACATATGGCCAAGACACAGCGCGGCAAACGTCTAGAATACAAGAAATGGCTTCAGGATTGGGAATGTCTCCATGGGAGATCACAGGATCATCAGGAGCTGCTCCCCTACCTAGCCCCAGCTTCGGCGGCAGCAATCAGGGAGCTTCGAAACAAGAGTACATGGCCCAATTAGTACCTCTGCAAATCGCTAAAATGAACAACGAAACAGCACTTGCCACAACAGCGATGCAAACTATGCAACAAAAATACGCGACAGATAAGACTACTGGGGCCAGCATCTATGGAACAGATACAGCGGCAGCAACTACGCGGTATACCGTAGACCAAACGCAGGGGCTATCACCCAAAGCAAAAGCAGAAATAGAAGAAATACAAAGCCGCATCGATCTACAAGTATGGCAAAAAGCCAATTCTATACAAGATCTCGATATCAAACAACAAAACATGCTGCTTAGTATTATGCGTATAGCGCTAGATGCATCACCTAAAGATACATACAGCATCCCCGGGCTAACAACTACACAACCAGCAATCTGGAAACAAATTTTCGGCGTACTCAAAAATGAAAACAGCGATCAACTCGGCTGGGAAAGGGCAGGCGCAGACCTGCTCGCAAAATTACCTCCAGACGAGTTCAACGACCTAAAACGCTGGGCACTCGGCAACGCCAAAAATATCGGAAACGATATAGACGCCTTCTTCGGAGGCGCGCGTAAATGGCTCGGGGGCGAAGCGCCCGGCCAAATGGCTGACGAGTTCGGGCAATTCCTGCAAGGGCTTATTTCGCAAGCTCAAGACGCGGGAATGCCTAAAGAAACTCTGGACAAACGGATACCTCGTTGAAGGTAACGGATTTAGCAATCGTGGACCCAACATATCGCGCGTTCCGCAAACTCAGTACGCTTGCTGAAACGATACAGCGTCAAGCGGAATATTATCAAAAACACCACAGCGACCGCTGGTCGCCTAACCATGAAAAACTTACCCACGCGGCGCTAGACCGCGTGGCTTCTCTCAGATCAGCTCTCCGACTAGATAGTACTGAATTTAATTCACACACCCTCGGGGAGCCTGAGATCCGGCTCCCCGTAAAGGATATACTCGCCGGGATCTTTACCGGCCTCCCCATGCCTGGCAAAGCCCAGCATAGCCCTTTAGAACAAGCTCTGATCGATAACATGAACACAGCGGGCCGACAGGCCCGCTGTGCTCAGCACGAAGCTCGGCTCGCATGGGAGATCGCCTACCGCGCCTCTCAAGGCTGGTATATGATCTTTAACACACTCACCGTCGCACCCGGGCAATATTACAAGGTATTCCACCCGGACAGCGACGCATTCCAAACGTATATCCGGACAATCGATAACCTCTGCGCCAGAGCAGCATACGGCTCAACACGCAACGCGAAAGGCAAAGAGTATCACACCTACTGCGCCGTTATTGAAGAAGGCGCAAAGCACGGACGGCTGCACATACATGTGCTACACCTGTTCTCGCACCTACCGGCAGAAGCACAGGACCCGAACAAAGCCCTACGCGTGCCATACAGACGGGAACTCAACGTCTTTAAAGCACGCTGGCTGCACGGCTTCACCTCGCCAATAATGGTGAGGTACAGCCCACAAGACGCCTTCGGCAAGAAAGGATACAGATGGCCATACGATAACAGGACACAACAATCCTATCTCATAAGAAGCCCGCTCCACATTGCGGGATATATGAGCAAATACATCACCAAAACTTACACCAGTAAAAAAAGGACACTCAACCTATGGCGGATACGCAGAACAAGAAACCTCGGGCAGGCAATCCCAACGGAGTTACTATTAATGTTAACGCCCCAACAGCTACTCGCGGTAGCAAGTTGCACCAGCCTCAACATGAAAATCAACAACCGGAAAATGCCACGGGCAATCCTCCAACAGGAAGCCCTGAGGCAATACCAGAAAAGAAGAAACTGCCAATCTTCAAAGAATCGCGCACCTTCACTGGCAGAGATGGGCGAACATATCGTTCCGATCCTATCGCCTCTACATTCTTTGCGCGGTTCAACCCGCACAACTATAATCAAC